ACATTAATTTAGCGTATGAATTAGGCCCCTATTTAACATAATGGTAATTATAAGACTATTCGACTATTGATTATCAATGAGTTAAGTATACTAAAAAAGGTATTGGGGTAATAGCGACCCCCTAGCCTATTTTTTAGTGTGTAAAAAGTACACTAAGCCTTGGGCCCTTCATTATTCTGTTTTAAAACAAAGACTTAACCATTTTTGACATTTGATTTTTTTTATTTTTCTATATGACACATTATAATAAAATATAATATGAAAGATACCATCCAAAAGAGAATTTACAAGTGTAAATGCGGAACTACATCAGAGGATTATATTTGGTCAAGTTCCATAAAGGAACATACCTTTGAATGTAGCAAGTGCAATAAGCCTTTAGGGTATGACAACTTGTATGTGCAGAAGCCTAATCAAGTAACCGCCATTAGAACACCAACCAAAAATCGATAATATGAATGCAGAATTCAAAGACATCACTAAAGAAGCTTTTATCATAGCTTACAAGGAGAACTTCGGTAACATAACCATCTCTTGTGAATCAGCTGGGGTATCTAGGTCATCGTATAACGTATGGGTTAAGAATGATCCTGAGTTCGCTAGGAAACTAGCTGAAATAGAACCTGAGGAGATTATGCTAGACTTTGGTGAACACAAGCTGATGGAACGTATTGCTAAGGGTGATACACTTGCTACAATGTTCTTGCTTAAGACAAAAGGTAAACGTAGAGGATACATCGAAAGACAAGAGGTAGCTCACGAAGGTGATGTTGTTAAGCAGATTACTGTAAATGTCTTAAAGGCTAACCATATTGAAGATGTTCCTAAGCTAGATGGTGATGAGCATTTACAACTAGAAGATACTGGAATGGTAGTTCCTGCTACTGAAGCTGCGAATATCCAAGATATACCACTTTACGAGTATGATAAGGAGGTAGATATAGAGAATGAAGCTGGAGAATATGAAGAATAGTGTTTAAATGGCATTTAAGGCCAATACAGACACTTTAATTGTAAAGTAGTACTATCTATCCAAAAATAACTTGAGTGTCTTAAATCGCTTCTAATTGCGTTTTATGTTAAGTTGCCTTATAAGACAACTTTTATTGTTAAGTTCTAGATTCTAGAATTTGTTACCAATTTGATTACGTAAAGTTATAATTTGACTTATGTTATAACAAAGTAAATCAATAACTTGACTTTTTGACTTATATCAATCATAAAAGTTTACCAATAAGCAAACTTTTAACAGATATTGATTGATAAATGACTTTTATTTGATTGATACCCCTACCTTCCTATAAAACGAAAAGTATTAGCTTTGACTTGAGCAAACCAAAAATTTTAATTTATTTCTATGGAAGTAACCACCAATGTCGTCTTTCAGATATTGAACGAATCTAAGAAAAGAATTTCTGTGATGCAAGGAGGAACGAGGTCAGGTAAAACTTATAATGTGCTTACCTGGTTTATAGTAAAGCTCCTACAAGAGAAAGGTAAAACCTTAACTATTTGCCGTTCATCCCTACCGAGCATCAAAGGTTCCGTTATGAGAGACTTTATCGAGATACTGTCTAAATATGGGCTGTACTCAGAGGAGAAACACAATAAATCAGAGAATTTATATTTCCTAAATGGAAATACGGTAGAATTTGTATCTACCGACCAACCTCAGAAAATTAGAGGTCGTAAAAGGCATTATTTGTTTATTAACGAGGCAAATGAGGTCAATTATGAATCTTGGATGCAATTAGCCCTAAGAACTACCGATAAAATTGTTTTAGACTATAACCCTTCAGATTATTACTCCTGGATTTATGATAAGGTGATTCCTAGAGAGGATACTGACTTTACGATTACGACTTACAAAGACAATCCGTTTTTAGATAAGACCATTATTGCAGAGATTGAAAGACTACGAGAAGCTGACCACGAATATTGGAGAGTTTACGGATTAGGAGAAAGAGCAATTAGTGAAGCAACGATTTATTCTCATTGGAGAAGAAGAAGAAATTTCCCTGAGGGTGGAGATGTGTTTTATGGCCTTGACTTTGGCTTTAACCATCAAACTGCCCTAGTAAGGTGTAAAAACTTTGATGGTGACATATATGTTGAGCAAATGATATATGATACAAAGATGTCTACCTCACTTTTGATTGATAGGATGAAATCCTTAGGCTTATCTCGTAGAGATGACATATTCGCAGATCCAGCAGAACCCAAAACAATAGCTGAGGTAAATAAAGCTGGGTTTAATCTTAAACTGGCAGCTAAAGATGTTTTTGCTGGAGTGAACAAGGTAAAATCATTTCCGATATTTATAAAATCAGAATCTTTGGATTTACTAGATGAGATTAAAAATTATAAATGGAAAACGGATCACGATGGCAATACAATGGATGAGCCTGTTAAGTTTCGTGACCACTTGATGGATGCTATGCGTTATGCTATATACACCAAATATGCAAAACCGAAGCGAGGTTGGATTGTTTAGATTGCAAAGCAATGTGAATTAGGCTAAAAATTTGTTACTTTTGTAAAAATATCTTATAGTGAAGTTAACGGACATACTAAGTGCGGTGAATCCTTTTAAACAAAAGGCAGCCACTAAAATAAAAACAACTCTTAATAATCCTTTCTCTGATTTTGGTGGATTGATTGGCGGTAGAACACTTTACCCTAATTTGGATTATGCGAAGTTCGTACAAGACTATGATAACAATAGCGAAGTCTATTCTATCATCAAGCGTATATCAAAAACCATTTCTACAGTTCCATTTTACGTTTACAAGGTTAAAAGCAAAAAAGAACTAAATACCTACAAGGCAATGATGGCTAACGCATCTAGTGGTGCAGATATTGCCAAAGCTGAATTAGTAAGAGTAAAAGCTGTAGATGAGATTGCAGATAGTCCATTAAACAAATTACTAGAAAGACCAAACCCATACCAATCTTTATCAGAGTTATTAGAAAATATTGTAGGCTATAAGCTTATTACAGGCAACTCTTATATCTGGGCGAATCGCTTGTCCAATGGTAAGGTTGCCGAACTAGTTGTGCTTCCATCTCAATATGTAGCTATCATCAGCGATGGTACTATTAATGGGGTTGAAGGATACTCATTTACTTTAGTAGGATGGGATCAGTTGGCTGCAAACGATGTAATTCATTTAAAATACTTTAACCCTTACTTTAACACTAATGGTCAACAATTATATGGTTTGTCGCCTTTACAAGCTGCTTACCGAACTGTACAACGCAGTAACGATGCTAAGGATACCTCTGTAGGTATGTTGCAGAATCAAGGGCCTAAAGGTATCTTGTATGCAGATGAGTCAAATGACTTCGGCCCTGAACAAGCTGGTAAGTTAAAAGAAGATTTTTACAATCAGTACGGAACTAAAAACAAGATAGTTCAGAATGCTGGACAAATTTTAATCGCTGGTGCTAAGTTAGGCTGGGTAAATATGGGATTATCTCCTGTAGACTTGCAGTTACTAGAATCAGAGAAGATTACACTTCGTGAGTTGTGTAATGTGTACGGAGTAAACTCTGCGTTGTTTAATGACCCTGATAACAAGACTTACAACAATATGAAGGAAGCTAAGAAGGAAATGCTTACACAAGTAGTACTTCCTGAATTAGTTTTAATACGTGATGCTTTTAATAGATTCTTTGAAGGTGAAATAGGACAAGGTTTCTATATCGATTTCGATATTACTGTGTTTCCTGAACTACAAGAGGACATGAAAGAACTATCTGCTATCTTATCTCAATCTTGGTGGATTACTCCAAACGAGAAAAGACAAGCTATGCGTTATGACACAATCCAAGAGGATACGATGAATGAGATTTATATTCCTGCTGGTTATCTACCAGTAGCGGAACTTACAATGTTACAAGATCCTCGTAATGCTCAACAACAAGGAGATTATAATTTACCTCCAGTAAAATAATATGTGTGTCCAAAATCTTACAACCTTCTCAGCAGTTTAACCTGCAACAAAAGATTGCTAGAAAATCAATAAACGAATTTGCCCCTAAATTAAGGGTAGCATTGCAATATGATTTTAACAAAGCAGCAGAATTGGTTAAAGAACTAGGAGCAAACCAAGTAGCTAATTTTAACAAGACATTCTTTAACAATAACAAAGTTTCTAATATTTTACGAACTTTGTACGAAGGGACAGGTGGATACACAGCAATGAGGTATCAAAAGATATTTGACAAGTATAAAAAAGACGAAGCAATAAATCTTGATCCTTTAAATATCTTAGATGAGTGGGTAGCGTTTATGTTATCCTATTGGACAGCGATTAGCGGCCCTAAGATGTTTGGGATTCAGAATACAACAGATAATGAGATACTAAGGATTCTTAATTCTGTAATTCAATATGGAAGGGATAATAACCTTTCAAGAGATGAAATAAATAGCTTGGCTATACAGACTTTAAGAGAAGGAAAAATAAATAACGCAAGGAGTTTATTAATTGCAAGAACTGAAACTCATCAAGCTTTAAGTACAGGTGCGATGGGAGCAACAAATGGAATTAATATACCTTTGCTTAAACAATGGGTTCACGCTGAATACATAGCACTACCTAGAGCTTGGCATCAAGCCTTAGATAGACAGACGAATCCTGATGATGGTGGAGTAAGAATACCTGTGAATCAACCATTCCTAGTAAACACTCCTAAATACGGTGTAATTGAAATGCAATATGCACACGATGAGAACGGTGGAGCAGTAAATAACTGCAACTGCCGATGCTGT